CACCACATACCACCCGTTGCATCCTTTATAAGGATTTATATTATGTTTTTTGGAGGATCACCTTTTGCCAGTTCACCATTTGCAGATCCAGGGTTTAACCCAAATGCACTGGCTATTGTTACAGGAATCAGGCTTAATGAATCAACAGGTTCTGTTGCTATCGTTGGAGATGCATTAGTATTACCTACAGGTAATCGATTTAATGTTAATATTGGAAATGTACAAGTAGCTGACGTTGTTGGTGTATCAGGTATTGCAACTGCTTTATCTACAGGTTTAGTTACTATTGCAGCTGGAGCTTCTACTGGAGTTACTGGTAATCAATTTGATTTTACAACAGGCACCGTTAATGTAGCTGACGTTGTTGGAGTTACAGGTAATAGAGTTAACTTAACAACTGGTGATCCAACTATTACTGCAGCAGCAACTACAGCTGCCACAGGATCAAGAGTTAATTTATCTACAGGTTCTGTTTCATTTAAATTTATATATTCAGTTACTGGATCAGGAGTTAATTTATCTACAGGCACAGTTACTACTATTGCTAAAGCAATAGTTCCAACTACTGGAACTCAAATCAATACTGAAACAGGTGATGTAACTGTTGTTGCTAAAGCATCAATTGCAGTAACAGGAAGTAAAGTAGATATTACAATTGGCAATGTAACTACCAAAGCAAATGCTACAGCTATTGTTACAACAAATAGACAAAATTTATCATCAGGAACTGTTACGATTATAGCAAAAGCAACTACATTAGTTACTGGAAACGAATTTGATATTGGTACATCAAGTGTTAATATTAAGAAATGGGATGGTATTGTACCAGGTGCAACCCAAGTATGGAAACCTATTCAAACAAGTAGAGGATCATAATGTTATTTGGAGCAACACCTTTTTCTAACTCACCTTTTGCTGATCCAGGTGGAGTAAGTATCTTTGTAACCGTTAATGGTCAAAGAATGAACTTTGCTATAGGCAATGTTCAAATCATTGGAAAAGCTGTTGTTTTACCTACAGGACAAAGAGTTGATTTAGCAACTGGTAATGTACAAGTCGTAATAGGTCAAACTGTTCTTGTAACAGGTGAAGAATTAGCACTTGCAACTAACCTAGTAGATGTGATAAACTGGAACCCAATAATTCCGGGTGCGACTGGTGTATGGGTACCTATAGATCCGGAAAATCCATAGGAGAATAAATGGCATCAAGTACATCAAATGATTTAAAACTAGAACTCATTACTACCGGTGAAAAATCGGGTACATGGGGAACTATTACAAATACTAACTTACAAATTTTAGAACAAGCAGCTTCAGGTTATTTATCTTTAGATGTAGCAGCTGCCGACGTTGCGCTATCCCTTGCTAATTATGCAACATCAAATGGTAAAAATTTATACTACAAGTTAACTGGAACGTTGACCGCGAATCGAATTGTTACTATGCCAGACTCTGCTGAAAGAGTTTTTATTGTAGAAGATGCAACAACTAGAACAGCTTCAAATTATACTTTAACTGTTAAAACAGTTTCAGGAACAGGTTTAACTTTACCAGTTGGATCTACAACTATTTTATATTCTGATGGAACAAATATTACAGGTAAACTACAAACTAAAGGTTACTATACTCCATCTGCAACTTATACAACAGTCAATGGTGATCAAGTTTTAGTCGATACATCAGGAGGTGGTATTGGTGCACCAGTTACAATTAATTTACCAGCTTCACCGTCAATTGGTGATGAAGTTCATTTTATAGATTCAGGAGCAAACCTTGCATCTAACAATTTAACAATCGGTAGAAATGGATCTAATATTTTAGGTTCTGCTTCTGATTTAGTAGTTTCAACAAATGCAGCAGCATTTACATTAGTTTATGTTAATGCAACAAGAGGCTGGGTTTATAAAGATAACATATAGGAGCTAATAGAATGGCTCTCGTTGATTTTAAAGTATTACCTGGAATAGATAAACAGAATACAGCAGCAGGCGCTGAACAGCGTTGGGTTGATTGTGATAATGTAAGATTTAGATATAACTTACCAGAAAAAGTTGGTGGTTGGGCATCCCTAGTTACAGATACTATTGTTGGTGTTGCAAGACGTGAGTTTGCATTTGTAGATTTAGATGGAAATAGATATGTTGCAATCGGTACAGATAAATTTTTACTTATTTATTTTGAAGGTCAACTTTATGATGTCACACCTTTAAAAGCAACTTTATCTTCTGCAACAATTGCAACAACAGATGCATCTCCAATTTGTGAAATAACAACTGGAAGTAATCATAATTTATCAGCAGGTGATATTGTATTATTGGATAACGTAACATTACCAGGTGGAACGGGGTACGCGGATTCTGATTTTGAAGATAAATTATTTCAAGTAACAGGAATTACATCAGCAACAGTATTTACAATTACACAATCAACTAATGCAACAGCAACAGTTGCAACTGGTGGAAGTATAGATATTAAACCTTATGAACAAGTGGGTCCTTCAGCTCAATCTTATGGTTATGGTTGGGGTACAGATACTTGGGGTACAGGTGGATGGGGTGAAGCTTCTCCTGCATCTGATGTATCACTTGAACCAGGTTTATGGTCATTAAGTAATTTTGGACAAGTATTAATTGCAACTATTGCAAATGGAAAAACATTTACATGGAATGCAGGAGATGCTGCAAGATTAACTACACGTGCATCAACAACCACATCAGGGTTCGAGACAACTAATAATCCCACAGCATCTAGAATTACTTTAGTATCACCAACAACTAGACATTTAATTCATTTAGGAACTGAAACAACTATTGGAGATACATCAACTCAAGATGATATGTTTATAAGATTTTCAGACCAAGAAAATATAAATGAATATGCACCTACTGCAGTAAATACTTCTGGTACACAAAGACTACAAGATGGTACTAAAATCATAGGTGCTTTAAAAGCAAAAGAAACAATTTTAGTTTGGACTGATAATGCATTATATACAATGAAATTTGTAGGAGCTCCTTTTACATTTGGATTTGAACAAGTAGGTACGAACTGTGGATTGATTGGTAAAAATGCAGCTGTTGAAATAGATGGTATGGCATTTTGGATGTCATCTAATGGTTTCTTTATGTTTGATGGTACTGTAAAATCTATGCCATGTTCTGTTGAAGATTATGTTTATGATCAAGCTGATACTACAAAAGGTCAACAAGTATATGCAGGAATTAATAATTTATTTACAGAAGTTGTTTGGTATTATCCATCACAAGGTTCTGAATATAATGATCAATATGTTGTATTTAATTATGGTGAAAAAATGGAAAATGGTGTTTGGTATATAGGAACAGAAGCTAGAACAACTTGGATCGATGCAACAATTTATCCTAAACCAATAGCAACAAAATTTAACGATAATGCATCTGGTACTTTTCCAATCATTGTAGGTGAGTCTGGTTTAGGTCAAACTGTTTTATTTGAACACGAAGTAGGAACCGATCAAGTTAACCCTGATGGTACTACAACAACAGTTACTTCATTTGTAAAATCATATGATTTTGATATACAAACACAAGGAACTATGGGTGAAGTATTTTTAGCGGTTAGAAGATTTATTCCTGATTTTAAAGATTTACAAGGCAATGCTAAAATAACATTAGCTATTAAAAGGTATCCTCAACAATCCGAAACAACAACAGCTTTAAGTCCTTTTACTATTAACACAAACACTGATAAAAAAGATACTAGAGCCAGAGGAAGATATGTTAATATAAAAATAGAAAATGAAGATATATCTGAATCATGGAGATTTGGTACATTCTTATTAGATGTTCAACCTGATGGAAGAAGATAATGGCAAAGATTAATGTAAGACTACCTGAACCAAAAGAACAATATGATATCTCTAACCAAAAACAAATTAATAGAGCAATTAGTATAATTGTTGAACAATTAAATTCTACATATTTACAAGATTTAAAAGAAGATACTGAACGATATGCTTGGTTCAAAGGTGGTAATAATGGAGGTGATTGTTAGTGTCTTGTAATAAT